AATAGCACCCCCAATAATTATTTTTGAGGTGATGAGCATGGACAGCTTTATAAGCTGGATTGGCGGTAAAAAGCTGCTTAGAAAAAAGATTATGGGACTCTTCCCGGAAAACTTTGAAAGGTACATTGAAGTGTTCGGCGGCGCTGGCTGGGTTTTGTTTGCGAAAGATAAACACGCGGACATGGAAGTGTACAATGATGTAAATGGGGAACTCGTCAATTTATTCCGATGCGTGAAGCATCATCCGGAAGCATTGCAGAAAGAGCTTGAATACTCTTTGATATCAAGAGAGCAATTTTTTGAATGTAGGGATATCCCGGGGTCAACGGATATCCAGAGAGCTGCAAAGTTCTTTCTCTTGGTCAAGAACAGCTATGGAACCGATTTACGTTCCTTTGGCTGTCGGGGCAGGGATTTAGATAAAGCGATCGAGCGCTTGCCCGAAGTCAATAAGCGGTTGAGCAGAACCGTGATCGAAAACAAGGATTTTGAAAGCCTGATTAAGACTTACGACAGAGCCGAGGCATTGTTCTATTTGGACCCACCGTATTATGAGGCTGAAAAATATTATCCGGATAGGTTCAATCCAGATGATCACGCAAGATTGAGAAGTGCTCTCGAGAATATCAAAGGGAGATTCATATTATCCTATAATGATTGTGATTATGTCCGGGAACTGTACAAAGCTTATGGGATTATCGAAGTGGAACGGCAGCATAACCTGCTTACAAGAAAACGGCCTGCAAGATATAAAGAGCTGATCATAAAGAATTACTAGACAAACATATGTTCTAATGCTATAATGAAGCAGGGTGCTGTTTTTAAAGGTTTTAGGAAGAAGGGCATCGGCTCAGGCTGATGCCTTTTACATGCAAATAGTGACGCAGGCACGCCTGAAACTTAGGGCGTGCCGCCTCCTTTCCGGCTTTCTGGTTTCTTTTTGTTGAAACATGCCTTGATATGGGATAAGATGGAAAGAAAGGTCATTAGGAGGATTAATACAGCATGGTTGATTTGTGCAGTAATATACTATCTACAAGCGCAGAGATATTAGGCGCAATAGGGACCATCTACGCAGTGTGGGGCATCTTAAAAATGAATTTTAAGGACATGAGGGAAACGATGACTGTCGGCTATATTAATAACAGGGGCAAAAAATATTTACCCGAAAAATATTATGCGATCGGCGGAACGGTATTTATTGTCCTGGCATCTGTTGTTGGCTTGATAGAAATATGGTGGGAGGGAATCAGCTTAAGATGGACGATTGCCGTCGTGCTTACTGCAGCCGCCATAGCTATATTTGTATTCTTTGCATTAAAAAGCAAACTAAAGAAAGCTGAAATCAGATATGATGAATATATGAAAAAGCATCCATAGAGGGTGCTTTTCTAATGCTAAAAAAGGCAGGTGATAAAATGGAAGTGGTCAAGATAACCGTCGACAGGCGCCCACCGGACTGCGCATGGTGCCCATTGACAAGGCCGCATACGAGGGGCTGCGGGAGGACGCAGACAAGCAGCTGCAATGGCGGGCTGAGCGTGGGCAAGGTGCCGGATGCCAGGTGCCGGCTGACGGAGGCTAAACAGGGATAAAAGAAGGGGGTGCGCCTGATGGCATTGACCAAAAAGCAGAGATTATTCGCGGAGGAATACCTGATAGACCTCAATGCCACGCAGGCGGCGATCAGGGCAGGGTATTCCCCGCATACCGCGAAAGACATTGGGTGTGAGAACTTAGCAAAACCCAACGTGCGCGCGCATATAGACAAAGCCATTGCCGAGAGGTCGAGGCGCACCGGCATCAATCAGGAGCGGGTCGTCATGGAGCTTGCCAAAATTGCCCTGGTAAACCCTAAGGACGTCATTGACTTTAAAAACGCCACGGTCTTAGGCCTTGCCGCAGATGAGGACCTTGCCGCGATCTCCTCCGTGAAGATAAAGGAATCCATCTATAAGGGAGGGAGCACGACGGAGCGGGAGATACGGATGTATGATAAGACAAAGGCGTTGGAATTGTTGGGCAAGCATCTTGGCATGTTCAAGGACCGGCTGGAGCTGACAGGAGCCCTTGAGACCGAAAAATCAAAACTGGACGCCCTGATCAAGCAGATGAGGGGTGGTTAGGTGAGTGGCGGACGCCTGCTCCTGTCTGACAAATACAAGGCATTCATCAGGTGCGACGCGCCCGTGGAGTTCCTGGAGGGGACCACGTTCGCCGGCAAGACAACCGTCGGCCTGTATAAATTCATGCTGAAGGTGGCCGGGAGCCCCAAAAGGATGCATGTCATCGCCGCCAAGGACACTGGGACGGCTGAGAAGAACATCATCAATAAGGACCTTGGGATCATAGATGATTTTGGCATCCTGTCCGAATATAACGGCAACGGCACGAAGGATGAGAAGATCCCGCATATCCTGTTCCATACCGCCAAAGGGGACAAGATCATCTATGTCCTTGGGTACGGAGACAAAAAGAAGTGGCAGAAAGCCCTCGGCGGGCAGTATGGCAGCCTGTATATAGACGAGATAAATACTGCCGACATGGATTTCATCAGGGAGGCGGCCATGAGATGCGATTACCTGATGGGGACGCTCAACCCTGATGACCCGAACCTGCCCGTGTATAAGGAGTTCATCAACTGCTCACGGCCGCTGCCGGAATGGGCGGGCGGGACGCCGAAAGAAATATTGGAGGAATTAAAAGAGGAGCCGAAGCCCGGATGGGTGCATTGGTTCTTTTCTTTTGAGCATAACCCAGGCCTGTCAAAAGAGAAGCTGGATCAGATCATGACCAATACCCCTAAGGGCACAAAAATCTGGAAAAACAAGATACAGGGGATCAGGGGCACGGCGACCGGCCTTATCTTCCCTAATTTTGACCGCAAGCGGCATGCAGTGCCGGCGAAATGGGTCAAGGAGCAGATAAGGTCAGGAAAGACAGCCATCATAAAATTCACCGCGGGACTGGACACGTCTTATTCCAGCAAGAGCCCCGACACCATAGCGATGCTATTCCAAGCGGTCACGAAGGACAGGAAGCTGATCACCCTGGCAGAGGAGGTGCACAGCAATAAAGAATTAAGCAGCCCCCTAGCGCCATCGGACACGACCGTCAAGTTCATCGCCTTCTTGGAGCGGAACCGAAAGGAATGGGGGTTCGCAAAGGACGTGTTCATAGACAGCGCCGACCAGGCGACCATGACGGAGCTTAGGAAATATAAACGGCTGCATGGCTGCCTCCATAATTTCATCGACGCTTATAAAAAAGTGGGGGTCATCGACCGCATAAAGCTGCAGCTTGGCTGGATACAGCAGGACTGCTACCTGGTCGTTGAAGATTGCGCGGCGCATATAGCGGAATTGGAAAGCTATTCATGGGACGAGAAGAAAGACATCCCGGAAGACAGAAACGACCACACCATAAACGCCAACCAATACGCATGGATACCATACCGGCAGAAGATTGGATTTGAGGAGGGGGACAAGAAATGAGGTGGACAAGAAAAGTGAGCGAGAATATTAAGCGCGGCATACGCAGCTGGCTTAACCTGAACGGGCCGAGCCCCATGCAGATTCAGATCAACGAGACCATGGACTTTGAGCTGAACGCCATCAGGAACCGCATATGGTACCGTGGCGACGCCAATGAATTGGAGCAGATGTATCAGGGACTGACCGAGTTCGCCGACAAATACAAATTCTGGGCGAGCCGATGCACGCCCGGCATGGAGATCCGGAAAGCCCACACCGGGCTGCCGGGTCTCATAGTCGAGATATTGGCCGCCATCGTCCTGTCCGACATGAATGATTTCAAGATCGAGGGCAAGGGCGCCGAGGCATGGGGGGAGATTGAGAGGGAGAATAGGTTCCGCAAGAAGCTGGAGCGGACGATCAAGGAAGTGCTGTATATCGGTGATGGCGCCTATAAGATCACGATAGACACGCAAAAAAGCCAATACCCCATTCTGGAATGGTACCCGGGGGAGCGCATCGAGCTGGTCCATGACCGGGGGCGCTTGAAGGAAGTGGTGTTCAAAACGCCGTATGCAGACCTGAGGCAGCAATATGTCCTTTATGAGCATTACGGTTACGGGTATATAACGAACGAGCTGTACAGGGGGGATGAGAAGGTTGACATCAAATGCATCGAGGCCACTAAGGGCATATCGGACTGGGCGTTTGATGCATCCGTGATCCTCGGGATCCCGATACAGATTTTTGAGAGCAAGAAGTGGGAGGGGCGCGGCGGCAGCATATATGACGGCAAAGTGGACTCCTTCGACGCCCTTGACGAGGTATGGAGCCAGTGGCTGGATGCGCTCAGGGCCGGGAGGTCCAAAGAATACATACCGGAATGCCTGGTGCCGAGGAACCCGGATACCGGGGAGGCCGTCAAGCCAAATCATTTTGATAACCGTTATATCATGACCGGGGATGATGTGCGGGAGGAGGGCAAGAACCAAATCGTGCTTGACCAGCCGGACATACCCCATGACAGCTATGCGGGCACTTACAGCACGGCCCTGGACCTTTGCCTGCAAGGGATCATATCCCCCAGCACGCTCGGCATCGATGTGAAGAAGCTTGACAACGCCGAGGCGCAGCGCGAGAAGGAGAAGGCGACGCTGTATATGCGAAACGCCATCATAGAGGCGCTGCAGGAGACGCTGCCAGAAGTCGTGGCGGCATGCGTCAACGCCTACCGCCTGGCGCATGGCGAACCCGTGGAAGAAGTCAGGGCTGGCATCCCTTTTGGCGAGTATGCGAACCCGAGCTTCGAAAGCCAGGTCGAGACGGTGGGCAAGGGCAAGATGCAGGGCATCATGTCGATCGAGGCCTCGGTGGAGGAGCTGTACGGGGACAGCAAGGATGAGAAGTGGAAGGCACAGGAGGTCAAGAGGCTTAAAATAGAGCAGGGCATTGAGATAGTCGATGAGCCGAGCGTAACCGGCTATGACGCGGCCACAGCGGGTGAATAGCCATGCCAAGGAGAGACGATGCTTATGATTTAAGGGCCATATTCGAAAAGATCGAAAAAGACTTGGTGGCGAGCTTGAAACGCACGATGCGCCTGCATGAGCTTGAGGAGGACAAAGAGGGGTTCAAATGGGAGCAGTGGCAGGGCGCCAAGCTTAGGAGCCTGGCCGCATACCGTAAGGAGAACAAAGCCATCGTAGGGGAGCAGGGCAAGGCCGTTGAGGATATGGTCAGGAAGTCACTGGAAGACAGCTATAAGCGGGGCGGCAACGCCTTCGGCAGGCTCGTCGGCAAGGTCCAGTCATGGCTCGGACGGCGGAGGACAATAAGCTACCCCAAGGACATCTCAGGATATAAGGGCAAGGGGGCGCCCAAGGAGAATGACTTCTTCCACATGAATGACCAGAAGATAGAGGCGATGGAGGAAGCCGTAAACAATGGCTTAAGGAAGGCACAGGCAGCGGTGCTGCGTAAGATGGACGATGTCTACCGGCAGACGGTCTATAAAGCCGAGATGCAGATGACGGCAGGCGCCAAGACGCTGGATCAGGCCATTGACATGGCTACGAAGGAGTTCCTGGAGAAGGGCATCAACTGCATTGAGTATAAAGACGGCAAAAGGGTCGACATCGCCTCATATGCTGAGATGGCGCTGCGCACGGCATCACATCGGGCGGCGCTGCTTGGGGAAGGCAAGAGGCGTGATGAGTGGGGCATACATACCGTCGTGGTATCCGCGCACGCCAACACTTGCCCTGAATGTGAGAAATGGCAGGGCGAGATCCTGATCGATGATGTCTTTAGCAGCGGGACGATGGAAGAGGCCTTGGATGGCAAATATTATCCCCTGTCGTTTGCGATAGAGGCGGGCCTGCTGCATCCGAACTGCCGGCACACAATATCAACTTACTTCCCCGGCGTCACGCAACTTCCAGCAGTGCCGGACGGCAAAGAAGCGATAAAGAAGTATGAGGCTGAACAGGGGCAGCGGAGGCTTGAGCGGCTGATCAGGAAATGGAAACGGATTGCGGAGGGCTCACTGGATCCGGATAACGTCAATTATGCGAACGGCAAGGTGAGGGAATGTCAAGAGCGGCTGGTCGAGCATCTTGACGGGCATCCGTATCTCAGGAGGGATTACCCTAGGGAAAAAACAAGAGGCATACCCTACCAGCCTAAAGATTTTAAAGAATCCGGCGGCAAATTTGAACGGGGGACCGGGGAATGGCAGCTGCGCAGGGATGATGAGGCAGAAGAGTACTACAATGCGATCAGGGAAAGAACAGACGATGCCCGCAAGATATCCAATAACACAGGCTGGAGCGAGCGCAGCATAGCAAGGGTAAAGGACCATGTGTTCAATGATGCCCATGTCCTCGACGTGGGCATAAAAAGATATGACCCCGAATACAATATGTCCATTGCATGGCAGAGGCTCATCAATGGGAAATATAAAGACAGGGACATCACATTATTAAAGCACGAATACCTTGAAAGTATTGTGGAAAAGAAGTATAATCTAACATATAGCGAAGCACACTCGATAGCCAACCAAAAACATGACTGGCACGGGCAATTGGTGGAGGAGGTCGGAGAGCATGGCGATGCCGATAATTTACATGAACTTATTAGAGAAGAGCGATAAATATGCCGTATACGAGTTTGGATATCCGGATAAGATGGACGGGCAGATGAAATTGTCTATTGACAATCCGCTGGACTATGAAATATTACAGCCTTCCGCCATGGGGGAAGGGGAGACCTTACGGGCATTTGCGACACTGGCGAAGCTCATACGAAACGGGGAAATACCGGAAAAAGCTTGCAGGGCATCATAGCGCCACTTAGTCGATATATGATTAGGTGGCATTCTTATGCCCGAATGGAGGGGAGGTGGAATTTGTGAGGGTTAAAGTTGTTAAGAAATATCTGGATAGTGAGAAAGGGACCATCCAGGAAGCGGGCGCAATGCTTGATGTGCCAAAGAAGCGCGCGGAAACGCTGATAGCAAGAGGCGTTGCCGAGGAGGCCAAGGCAGCGAAAACGACACTTGGGGAAGGTTAGATGATCCGATATCCCCCATTGAGACGCAGGGCTAGGCGTCTTATTTTTATGTCCAAACACGACATGACGCTATAAAAGGTGCGTGGCCGGCGACACCGAAGACAACGGATATCAAAGAGCGACACTCTTACAAATGGAAGGAGACAAAGAGTATGGATAAATTATCTATGGACTTACAGTTTTTTGCAGAGCCAGCTGAGCCAGCAGCGCCGGCAGGGCGAGAGCCTGCCCAAGCGACAACCCCCAGCACTGCCGTCGACTATGACAAAATACAACAGATGCTTAACGGCACATTGGCTGCAAAAGAGGACACAGCCTTAAAGGCGTATTTTAAGCAGCAGGGCTTGAGCCAGGAAGAGGCGGAGCAGGCCATGACCGCATTCAGGGCGGAGAAGGCGAAGAACCAGCCTGACGTGGATGCCATCCAGCAACA